AGAGGGCAGATAATCAAAACGCGATTGATCTTGCCTTGATTTAGTAAAAAGTCTGCCGCCCATATAGCACTGGCGGTCTTACCTGTGCCTTGTTCGTTGAAACAAAATGCACGTTTGTTGAGTGTAAGAAACCCCGATGTAGTCTTTTGGTGGTCGAACGGTTCGTACTTACCCGTCCACTTGTACTTACCCTCAATGGGGGATGGCGCTTGTATGTTTAAGTTCTTGAGTACGTGTGTTTCATCCACACCCCAGTTAACCACCACTCTGTTTCCTGATAACTCCTTACTCTTGGGTATTACAGTGGTCACTTTTCCCGGGTTTCTAAGGCGTAATAGCAGTGCTTTGTTATCCACAACTTTCATTACGTACCTCTAACCTAGCCATTTGTACCATCGGGTTCCGTTCTTAACATCAATAAGAATGTAACGCTGCTTCACGTTGTAGACTGTCTGCACTGGCACATGAACTTCTTTCGCAACGATCCTAGATGGTACGTTCTTATCTAGCAGAGTAAGTATCTGCATTATCGCTGAGTCTTTTATTGGTTCCCTTCTGTCAGGCATTATTTTTGGTCGCGCGGGTTTCTCTTTTACATCCCATGCCTGTTGCGCTCTGATCGCTGCTAAAAAATTACTCATCATTTGGTCTCCTTATTAGTCCCGCCTGTGGTCATGTGCGGACGGGAACGCACTAGTGAGGTGGCGTACTAAGACCACCCTGACCTATTAGTCCCGCCTTCGACCACGCGGGCGGGGACGCGCTTACCACAAACCCAGTCAACAAAGGAGAAAACCAAGGTCTGTCGGTCTAAACAAGCCCGTCTCTCGGCCACACTGACGGGTAAGTGCTAAACAGGTAGGATATACCTTGGCCTTATCTTGTTCGCTTTGGCCTCTTGCCGTTACGACTTCTATTTTTGCTGGCGCTTTCTACACGAACGCCATCTTTGTTGCTCCCCCCTTTACTGAGCATCCTGTTATGGCTAACGTCTTTCCCCTCACGCTTGTCAGCCCTACCGTCCTTATTCGCATCACGCCCCGCCTTGTCCATAGCGCGTCTAGCACGTTGCCGCTCCATACGAGCTTCATGTGCAGCACTGCCCACTGGTGGGTTCTTCTGCTTCTTGCGATCTGCTTTGTTCTTATACGGCATTAGTTCTTCCCGTTGTGTGGGCACTCTAGCACTGGGCACCATGCTTTACACAGGCCACTTGGGTTAGGGTTCCACGTATCGTTCTCAAAAGCTGTCTCCATATCGTTGTATTTATTCAACCACTTGGCCCACAACTTCGGCTCATCCCCAGTTGCGTAACGATCTCGTATTAAATCGTTACTCACTACAAACAGTAAACCAGCCCGAACAGTCTCTACTTCGGGGTAGTGCTTAAAGGTAGCCATCGCCATAAGTTCTAACTGTCCTTTGTCTGCGTATCTTGCCGACTTACCCGTCTTGTAGTCAATGACCCAAGCCAATTTATCTTCACTATTTAGTATCAGTAAGTCTGCGATACCACGAAACCACACGTTACGTGCGAAGAAACTGCACGCTTCTAGGTCTTCAGTCAGGCCCATCTTTATCTCGCACAGCTTCTCGCCCTTCTTAGCGTTCAGTGCGTCTAACATCTTCTGTGCATAGCTGAACCGTGGGTCTAATTCACCACCATCACGGATGTAAGTCTCAGCAGCTTCGTGAAAAGCTGTTCCATACAGTGTGGCAGTAGACTCCTTGAACGGGTACTGCTTGAGTATTTTTTCGTGATAGAACTGCTTAGGGCATTGTTCAAATGCCTTAATCTTGCTGAATGACCACGGTGCTATGCTCATCAACTATACGGTCTTTCATTTAATTCACGTAACTCAGTTATAAGTAGTGCCATGAGAGCTTGGTCGAATGTTATATCACTATTGTTTATGGCTTCTTGTAAATATGTCGCATCGTTTATAACGACATCAGCGCTTTCGCATCGCACTATCTTTCGCTGCTCTTCCCGCTCATCGTAACTCATTATTCACAGTCTCCGTATGCTTTAGCCACACCACTCTCACAATCAAGTGGCAGTCCCTTCGCCCACTTGGGCACGTACTTCATACACTTCTCAATGTACTGCTTGGCTTCTTCAGCCTCATCTATAGGCACACACCCAATAACTGAGTCATGCACCGTCAGCACCGCACGATAGCGTCTAGCAATCAACAGCATCTGTTCAGCGATGATACATCGTGCAAGAGCTTGACAGGTGTTCTCTATCACCTTGCCACCGTAGATCCGCGTCCGACCTCGCCGTGTGTTGTAGGTGTACTCTATGCCCCGCTCACCTTGCTCACCCTGTAGATCGTCATAACGCATTAGTAGGTTAGAAGGTAGACGTATGGCGGAACGATCCCCCAATACTTCGACTACGCCCTCTTTACCAAACTCAAGTGTGTTACCACGCTCCACGTAAGCGATCATGTTCTGAGCCTCACGCCACAGGTGATTTATCTTCCAGTTGGCATCACGGTATATACTGATGATCCGTCGCGCTTCGTCAAGGGGTATGTAAGTTCCAAAAGATTCCAATTGTGCTTGAAACTTAACTGCACCCATGCCGTAGCCAGCCCCAAGTATTGTGGTCTTACCCACAAACCGCTGTTGCTTGTCCACTTGGTCTTCTGGTACGTCATAAATTCTTGCAGCCATCTTGACGTAGACATCCTCTTTCTTGCGGAACGCCTTAGTCAGATCATCTTGCCCCGCAAACCACGCCAGCACACGCGCCTCAATCTGCGATGAATCGCAGTCAATGAGTGTGTAGCCATCGGGTGCGGTGATACTTCGCTTCAACATCTTACCGTCAGGCCCACGGCTCGGTAGGTTCTGTAGGTTGATCTTGTCATCCCCACCCCACCGACCAGTGTGCGCTGCGTAGTACCTCACAGGAACCGGCAGAGTTCCGCGCCCCGCAATGTCTATGAATCGCTGAGTACGTGTCTCTTCTAACGTGCTCTTGTTACCTAGTCGTGCAGCTACCAACGCCTGTACTTCTGGATTCTCATGCGCTCCAAGGCTCTTGAACGCTTCATCGGTCTTAGCGAATGCGTAGGCTTCTTTACCAGTGGTCATGCTGATCTTGGTAGGAGGTGTTACACCCTTGGAACGTAGCAGTTCTGCAAACTTCTCGTTGCTCATCAAGTCTTTCTTGTCAGTCACCCCTGCTTCTAATAACAAGTTATCCTTACGATCCTTAATATCTTTCAGGTGGCGAGACAACAAACACGAGTCCAAAACTAGTAATGGGTGTATGAACATACGCAGCGTGCAGTCTATGACCTTGAGTTCTTGTTTAGGAAAGCCCCGCGCCATAATGCCAAACAGCTTATAGGTAAGCTCAACATCGTTGATGCAGTAGTCTCCATAACGATCTAACTCATCATCGGTAAAGTCCTCACGGCGTTTGCCTTTGGCATTTAGTATCTCAGTTCCTTTCTCACCGACACCGTACCGTTCTGCAAGCGCCTTGAGACTTCCACCAACCTCGACCCCATGTACAGCGCGGCCAATACAAAGAGTGTCAGCCCAAACGCGAGGGTGAATATCAAAGAGCCAAGACAGTATAGCACCGTCGAACATAGTGTTATGAGCCAACACCATACTGTGTGCCCAATCGAACCCAGCGAAATACTCTTTAAGTTCTTCATGTGTCCCACTCGCCCACTCCGTTGGCCCGTTGTTAACCTTCACACCTACGCCGACTATCTCAAAACGAGGATCACGTATGTACTCTTCTGTGGTCAGCTTAGTTAGTGAGAAGTCCTTATCGTAGAAGGTTTCAAAGTCTAGAGTTATGAGATCCACTACTCTGACTCCTCTACCTCAAGCACCTGTTGTATTTCACACCGCACAATCTTGGGCATCTCCAAGAAATTACCGTTACCATCTTCGGCGGCGAACCTAGCCTCTTCCTCGTTCTTGGCCTCGACCTGCACGCGCCTACGTATGGTTTCTTCCAGCGTGATGTTAAATTTTTTCATTCAACCCTCCAGTAACGCACTGTATTCGCATCGCTATTTCTTCGTGAGGTTAATTTTATTCCGCGCCTACGAGCCACTGCGTAAAAACTTGCACCTTCCTTAGAATACGAGCTATAGCTGTTCTTTCGTCTTGAATCTAAAGGAAACTCAATACTGTCGCCAACTTCCATAACGTCTAACGCATCGTGGATCGCTCTAGTTTTGTAGTAACCATTACCTTTCTCTGGGAGCGGTATGCCTTTATCTACCTTCAACCCCAAATCAACGTGGTCAATGCTCTGCCCGCCGTAGCGCCTAAATT